AAAAATTATGGCAGATTACTTAGACGTTGCTAAGATTGTAGGCGAAGGCTATAAAACAGGTACAGGCATATCTGAAGATATTGCTTCTAAAGATATTCTTAGTCAGATGTATGCAGGTCAAACACCTGAAGATATTAAAGACCCTGTTAAGCAAGCCTCTACACTTAACCAAGCTGCTGGTATGCTACAAAGCAAAGGATTAGCTTCTGCTGCTTATAAACTACAAAAGCAAGCTGGAGATTTATCTACAGATATAAGCAAACAACAACTTGATACTTTAAAAGTTAAACAAGGTGAGTTAGAATACGCTGGTCAATTACTGCAAAGTGCTGGTGATGACAGTCAATTACAAAATGTAATTAACGAAACTGTTAAAGACCCTGCTGCTCGTATGTCTGTAGAATCTATAATGCGTAATCCTAACTTGGATTTTACTGCCAAGAAAAAAGCATTAATAGACATGACAATGACTGCTGACCAGCATTTAAAAGCAGAAACTCTTGCATTAAACACTGCTTATAAAGCTGTAATGCTAAATAAAGCAACGGCTGCAGAAATAGAAACAGAACGTAAAGGTGCTTGGGACCAGTTAGCTAAAGGCGGTGTTGAAAGTTTAACTCCTCGCCAAAAAGCTATTGTATTTCCTACAACGGCAGAAGGTGGTGAAGGAACAGCTCCTGTTAGTGTTCGTCAAAATAATCCTTTAAATTTAACAGACTCTAAAACAGGCGAAATTCGTTCTTTTAAAACTTATGAAGAAGGAGCTGCTGCAGGTAAAGCAGATTTAGCAAGTAAATTAGACGGTTCTAGCGACGCTTATAAACGTCGTTTTGGCGATAAGCCTGTAACCCCTGAGCGTCTTGCTGAAACATGGTCTCCTGCTGCTGCTAAAGGCAATACTCCAGAAGCTACAGCTAATTATGCTAAAGAAATTGCTAAAGCTGCTGGAGTTAGTGTAAATGAAAAAATTCCTAATACTCCTGAAGTAAGAGATAAATTATTTAACACTATGGCTTCTTTTGAAGCAGGTCCTGCCTATGCTCAAAAACCAAGTGCTGAAGGTCCTGTAGTAGAGCCACGCATTAAACAAGAAGTAGTGCGTATTAATTCACAGTCTACTAAAAAAGATAAATTATCTATTTCTGAAGCTAATACAGTATTCAATCAAGTTGATAAAAAATATTGGGATACTTTAGATACTCCTGAATCTGTTCGTAAAGTTGGAGGAACTATTGGTACAATTCGTGAAGCTCAAAATATTTCCGATTTTATTAAAAACAACAAAGTATCTACTGGTTATTGGGGAGAAATGGCTAGAAAGTTAGACAGCATGAACCCTAATCAATCTGCAGCTTCTTTAGTAGATGATAAATCTTTTGGCGTAAACGAACAAAAATTAAGTAAATTAGTTCTTGACTTTGCTAACCAATACGCTCGTTCTGAACGTGGAGGTACTACTCCTATGGCTACTGTAGCAGAGCTTAAAGCTGCTATGACAACCTTCGGTGTTGGTTCTATGTCTCCTGCGTCTGCTAGCCAAGCTTTTCAATATATTGCAGACCATCAAAAAGAAAAACTTGCTTATGACCGTTTTAATGGTGACGTAAACGCTATTAAACCTAGAGCGTATGCTGATTCTGGTAAAGCAGATTTAAGTAATAAAGCTCCTGCAGATATTCCAACAATCTCTACCCAAGATGCTTATACTAAGTTAGAAAAGGGACAACAATATAGAGACCCTCAAGGCAATTTACGCACTAAAGGATAAGTATGGTAAACCCATGGGAAAATGACCCTATTGTAACACCTGCAGCATCTTCTGAAAAAACATCTGCTCCTTGGGAAAAAGATGCAGTAGTTGAAGCTGCTCCTAAAGCAGTTGAAAAACAGCCTTTATCTAAAGAAGAAAGATTAAATTTTTTAGTCAGCGAAGCTACAGACTATAAAGGTAAAATGGAACAATTTACCGCTTCTAGAGCACCTACTGGTTTTTCTCCTACTAAACTTGCTAAAGCAGGTTTGGAAGGGGCTACGGTAGGGGCTGGACTAACTGTAGCTGCTGCTCCTTTTACAGGCGGTGCTTCTTTTTTAGCTGCTCCTGAAATGATTATTGGAGGAGGCGTTAGTGGTATATTAGGAGAACTTTCTGACCAAATGGGTCTTTCTGCCCGTACTAAACTTCTTGCTGAAATTGGAGGAGGTAGTAGTGCAGGTGCTGTAAAATCTATTGTAGAACGCCTTACTACTCAAGGTGTTAAAACTGCTGCTGGTTTGTTTGAAGGTAATCTCCCTAAAGCATGGCAATCTTTTAAAGGCATAGGAACAGAAACAGAAGCTGAAGTAGCTAAACGTGCTGCTGCTGTGCAAAAAGAAGCTATTGGTCCTGCCACTGAAGGATATGTATCTGGACAACCTAGCGGAGCTAATGCACTTAAAACACAAGAAGATTTACAAAACATAGCTAAAAGAGATTTTAATATTGAGGTTGCCCCAGGTAAAACTGTATCGTCTACTTTACGTGAGCAAATGTATCAAGGCGTTGGGGATATTGTAGAAAAAAACTATGCTGCTTCTAAAGCTGGAGAAGCTTTTCGTTCTGTAGGAGGAATGGCTCCAAAATCTAATGTATTTTCTCAAAGCCCTGAATTTAATACTTTAAGAAAAGAATTACTTACTTTAAAAGAAAAAGGAACTATTTCTGAAGGTGATTATACTGATTTAATATCAAGATTAAAAACAGATACTAGCTCTAACATGGGTGCTAGAAAATCTTATGGTGATACTGTTGACACTCTTATTAGAGAGTGGCAAGGTACTGTAGGAGCAGAAGGAAAAGCATCATTACCTGCAAGTATTCAAAATAATGTAAGAGATAAACTTAGAACTGCTTTTGGTCAATGGACAGATACACAAGGTCTTGGCAAAATAGAAAAAGGTTATAGAGATGCTTACAGAGCTGAAAAAATAGCTTCTGCTAAAGATGCTATTCCTGAAATTATTTCTAAATATACAGGTAAACAAAGCGAATTAAACAAAGTTGTAGAACAACTTGGTACAAGTCTTCCAGAAGCAAAACCTTTATTTTTAAATGAAACTCAAAAGTATTTAGCTAATATTCCTGCTGAACAAGTAGCTTCTGAATATGCTCGTATTGAACAGTTGCTGGTAAATGCTAAAGTAATGTCTCCTTACGAAGCAAAATCTTTGGCAGAAAAAGCTGCTATGGTTGGTAAAGTAGCTGCAGGTGGTACTGAAAAAACTGCTGCTGAAAGAGCTAAACGTGTTATACTTAATGGTTTAAAATCTGCTTTTGCATCTCAATCTGCTTCTGCTATAGACAAAACAGTACAACAATGAAAATACTAATTATTGACCCATCAGGCTGCGGTTGCGGTCTTTCTTTTGGATTACGGAGTCAAGAAGCTGGACATGACGTTAAGTTATTCTTACGTCATAACAAAGATGGCTCACGTGCTGAAGTAGGTGATGGTGGTCTAATTAAACGAGTTAGCTCGTGGGAAGACCACATGAAGTGGGCTGATTTAATCTTTGTTACAGATAACATTTATTATATTTATGGTCTAGAGCGTTATCGTGACCAAGGTTATCCCATCTTTGGTGCAAACCTAGAAGGTACTCGCTGGGAACAAGAGCGTGACTACGGCGAGAAGATTCTTAACAAAGCTGGTATTGAAACTATTCCTAGTCAAACTTTTGACAACTATGACGATGCTATTGCATACGTCAAAGAGAACCCACGTCGCTTTGTGTCTAAGCCGATTGGTGACGGAGACAAGACTTTATCCTATGTAGCTAAGTCTGCTGCTGACATGCTATACATGTTGACTCGCTGGAAGAAAAAGAATTCCTTTAAAGGTAAATTTATTCTTCAAGAGTTCCGTCCAGGTATCGAGTTTGGTGTAGGTGGCTGGTTCGGTGCTGGTGGTTTTTCTAAGAACTTTTGTGAGTCTTGGGAACACAAGAAGCTCATGGATGGTGAACTTGGTGTTACTACTGGTGAGCAAGGTACTATTGTTCGCTACACCAAAGAATCTAAACTAGCTGACCAGATGCTCAAGCCATTAGAAGACATGCTTCATGGTATTGGCTACACAGGCTACATTGACGTTAACTGCATTATTGATAAGAATGGTAAAGCATGGCCTTTAGAGTTTACTACTCGTCCAGGCTGGCCTTTGTTTAACATTCAGATGTCTTTGCACAAGGGTGACCCTGCTCAGTGGATGCTTGACATGATTGATGGTAAAGATACTTTAAAGACTTCAGACAAGATTGCTTGCGGTGTTGTTGTAACAATTCCTGATTATCCATTTAGCCATATTACTAAGAAGGAAAACTCTGGTTATCCTATCTGGGGCTTGACAATGGAAGATGCTATCAATGATGTACATCTTTGTGAAGTGCAGTGGGGCAAAGGTCCTGCAATGGTCGACGGAGAACTCAAAGAGAATGTCCCTATGTTTGTGACTGCTGGCGACTATGTCTGCACAGTAGTAGGACTAGGTGACTCTATTGAGAAAGCTCGTGAGTCAGTCTACGGCAAGATTAAAAAGAAGATTGAGATTCCTAACTCTATTGCTTATCGTACAGACATCGGTGAAAAAGTACAAAAGTGCTTAGATGACTTACAAGGCTGTGGTTATGCTGCTGAAGTTGAGGACGGAAGATAATGGCTAATACTTTACCTCCAATCCCACAAGATAAAATTAGTGAAGTACAAAGCTGGCGTGATTGGTTTCGTAACTTAGGAAACTACATACAACAAGCACAAAACGGCAACGTTATAACTCCTATTATTGCAGGTGGTACTGGAGCAAACAATGCTGCTGGTGCAAGGCAAAACTTAGGTCTAGGTACTATTGCCGTACAGAACGCTAACACTGTCGCTATCACTGGCGGAACTATTAACGGAGTAGCTATCACAGGTTCTACTATTCCTTATAGCAACGTTACAGGCGGTATTACACGCACTATTACTACTGCTAAGTTAACACCTACTGGTACTAATGGAAGCATGACATTTACTAACGGTATTTTAACTGCATCAACTCAGGCAACATAATGAAAACTTCTGACAAAGGTATTGACCAAATTAAATCTTTTGAGGGCTTCAGAGCAATGCCCTATCAAGACGTAGTAGGTAAGTGGACTGTAGGTTACGGTCACTTAATGGTAGAAGGTGATGGCTGTGTTGTAGGTTCTCCTATTACTATGGGACAGGCTACAGAGCTTCTCCGTAAAGACTTGCACACTGCTGAACAAGCTGTTAATGCTTGCGGTGTAGAACTAGAGCAGAACGAGTTTGATGCTTTAGTGTCCTTTGTGTACAACTTAGGTGTAGGTGCTTTTCAGCGTTCAACACTATTAAAGCTTATTAAGTCTGGCAATAAGACTGCTGCTTCAGGTGAGTTTCCTAAGTGGTCTATGGCAGGCGGTAAAGAAGTACCAGGTATTCTTAAACGCAGACATGCTGAGCAGGACTGCTTTCTTCATTCAACTTACGTAGGATAAATCATGCCATTAAAAACTGGAAGTTCTAAAAAGACAGTATCTTCTAACATCAAAACTGAGATGGCTGCTGGTAAGCCACAAAAGCAAGCCGTAGCTATTGCTTTATCTAAAGCTGGTAAAGCTAAGATTAAAAGCAAGATTGCCACTAAAAAGAAAATGAAGTAATGAGACGCAAGCTTAATGGCATATTCCGTTCGAGAACGATGTGGTTCTCTGGTTTGCTATTTCTTCTTGGTGCAATTTCTGATAACTCTAGTTACATTCAAGATTTACTAGACCCTAAAGTCTATAGCGTATCTATGTTTGTTATAGGTATTGTTATTAGTTATCTTAGAGCCACAACTACTAAACCTTTGGAAGACAGATAATGTTTCCTTTATCGGTATTAACTTATGTCAAAATTGGAGTTGCTGCTTTACTTGTATGCGGTATTTTTTATAGCGGCTGGCATGTTGGGCATAATGATTATGTTGTGTTTAAAGCTGAAACAGAAGCTATTGCACAAAAGCAAATTGCAGAGAACGAAGCAAAAGCTAAAGAACAAGAAATAATTAATAAAGGAGTTACCGATGCTTACGAGGCTCGTATTAGCAGTATCCATTCTTTTTATAACGGCATGCACAACGCCAGTGGCGGTGCAGTGTCCAGCGTTCCCAACGCCACCATCACAATTAATGGCAACACCGTTAACACATTGGACTTTGCCGAACAGTGTGCAAACACCACCCAACAGATTGAGTCCCTCCAAGACTGGATTAATCAACAAGTAGGACTTAAGTAATGGATACTTTAGACATCCTTGCAAAGATATGGCCTTTACTACTAGCGTTTGTTTCGCTAGTTATAGTGCTTGCTAAAACAGATAATAGAGTTGCTGTATTGGAAGAAAAGGTTAAAGTATTGTTTGAGCTTTGGAATAAAAATAAATGAATAAAGAACAACTATCAGCTTATGTCACCCTCCTCGCTACTGTCACTCTTACTGTTATTCTTTTGTCTATGGTTGTTGTGTTACTTATGGGTTTATTCACTCCCTCTATAGATAACACAGAAATATTTAAAGCTATAACACCTGCTTTTCAAATGATTGTAGGTGCATTCGTAGGACTTGTCGCAGGAATTAAAATTGGAAAGGAAGAATAATGGCAACTAAACCAGGGCTATATGCCAACATCGCAGCAAAGAAAAAACGTATCAAAGAAGGCTCAGGTGAGAAGATGCGTAAAGTAGGTAGCAAAGGTGCTCCTACTGCTAAAGCTTTTAGAGACTCTGCTAAGACTGCAAAGAAGAAATAATGGCTACTAAGAAGAAAGTTAATCTATCCGTAGGACGTGGAGAGAAACTACCAGCTTCTAAAGGTGCTGGCTTGACTGCTAAAGGTCGTGCTAAAGCTAATCGTACCACTGGTTCTAATCTCAAAGCTCCTACAAAAGACTCATCAAACCCTAGACATAAATCATTCTGTGCTCGGTCCTCAGGCTGGACAGGTGAGCGTGGCAAGGCTGCACGTAAACGCTGGGGCTGCAAATAAGTCAAGACGGCACGAGGGTATCAAGAACCTAGTGATTTTCCGTCTTTCTAACTAGGGCATCAACGAATTGGCAGGCGAGTTTGTAACCCCTCACCTTAACTTTACAATTAGTAAGCCATAACTTTACAATCATTAGTTTTAACTTTACAATAATTGTGTAGTATATTACACAAAAAAAATATGACATTAAAACAAGATTTAAATAAACTCTGTTCTTTTGCTAACTGCCAATCTAAAGCTAAAAAGAAAGGCATGTCAAAGTTAGGTTTTCCTCTTTATAAAAAATACTGTAGAAAACATGACAATGATATTTATATACATAAATATAGATTATCTAAAAAAGATAAATGTGAATTGTGTGGCTTTGTTCCTAAACATTCTTGTCAGCTAGATGTTGACCACATAGATGGTAATAAACAAAATAGCAGCGAAGAAAATCTACAGACACTTTGTGCAAATTGCCATCGTTTAAAAACACACATAAAACAAGACTACAAAAAAAGACAGCCCAGTTAAGGGCTGCCACAAAGTACAACTACCGAAAATCTTACAATGTTTTATCTGGGTCTGGATAATTATCTGGATTGCCTTCAGGCTGTAGTTCTCTGAACATTGACACAGTCTGTAATTGTAGTAACTTATCGTTAATAGGACGTAACATCTTAGATACGTCTTTCCACAACACTACAAACTGTATAGGGTCCATAGAATCAAAGTCCTGTGCAGTCTCCATACAACGCTTCATAATCAACGGCTGAACTTCATCAGCCATGTTGAGCACTTCATTTAAGCGTTTCATCCCTAACATAAATTCTTGTTTATCAATCATATCTTTCTCCTAACAGGGTGAGGTACTCCTTTCTTTACAGTTTCCCTCGTAAACTTATTTAACTGGACAAACACCACCAGCACATTCAAGGTCACCTTCAAAGGAAGCATCTTCCACTTTGGTAATCAATCTTGTACTAGCAACTA